AGCAGTACGCTAAAAAGGGCTTCCATAAGGCGTTCCGCGATGAAGAAAAGCAGAGCGATGTCTACTGGTTAGCATGGGAAGTAACACGCAGGTCAGGTGAAACTGTTAAGCCTTTCGGGATGGACTTCATCGAGACACTTAAAAGTGTTGAGGTGCTTGACTCCGACCCTTTAGCTTAAAGCGCGATCAACCATTCACCTACTTAATCGCTCGCTTGAGCATTAGGTTGGGGATCGCGCCACAGCAACTGTTAGAACTAGATAAGACCATGCTAGATGCACTCCTGCAAGGTCTCAGAGATGAAGCGAAGGAGGTAGACGATGCCAGCAAGCGTAAAGGGCGGCGTTGAACTCCGCAAAGCCTTACGTAAGTTTGCTCCTGATCTGGGTAAAGAAACTCAGAAGGAGATCGCTGGAGCCTTAAAGCCAATTACTAAGACTGCTAAAGGTTATCTACCGGATGACGGATCAGTGCTAAGTGGATGGCTGCCAAGAGATAACTCTCAGGCTAGGTTCCCTGCTTACTCTGCTCGGTTAGTCAAGGCTGGAATCGGTTATAAGACTTCACCATCAAAGCCAAACCGTAGAGGATTTAGATCACTCGCTCGTGTTTTTAACAAGACCGCAGCTGGAGCAATCTATGAAACTATGGGTCGCAAAACTCCTAGCAGTCGCTTTGTGCAGAATCAAAATGGCAAATTTGGTGCACAGATGAAGGGCGATGGCAAGATGGAAGGTCGCGCCCTGTATCGTGCCTATGAAGAAAACCAAGGCAAGGCTAGAGAGTCAGTCCTAAATGCTATTAAAACAGCAGCCGATAAACTTAACGCAACAGCGAAGGCGAGAGGTTAATCATGGCGAATATAGTCATTGACATTGCAGCAGAGTTCACTGGCAAGAATGCCTTTAAGAGTGCTGAAACTTCTACAGATAAATTAACTAAGAACATTAAGAACATGGCCAAGACTCTTGGCGTTGCCTTCAGTGCTACAGCAGTCTTAAATTACGCCAAAGCCTCAGTTAAGGCAGCAGCGGCTGATGAGAAGGCACAGAAGCAATTAGCACTAGCTCTTAAGAATGTCGGGCTTGGTAGAGATGCAGCAGCCTCAGAAGATTTCATCCAGAGACTTCAATCAGAGTTCGGTGTAGTCGATGACAAGCTGCGCCCTGCTTATCAGCAGTTAGCCGTAGCAACAGGCAACACAGCCCAAAGTCAGAAGTTATTGCAGATTGCTTTAGATATTTCGGCCTCGACTGGCCGCGACTTAGCCTCAGTCACTTCCGCCATATCAAAGGCATACCTAGGCAATAACACTGCCCTTGGTAAATTAGGCGTAGGTATCTCCAAGGCTGATCTAAAAGCTAAGTCCTTTGATGAGGTAATGAATCAACTTTCCACTACCTTTGCTGGGGCTGCAACTGCCTCTGCTAATACCTTCCAAGGTTCGATGGATAAGTTATCTGTAGCATCTGCCAACGTTCAGGAGATTATCGGTACAGGCATCATAGATGCACTCAAGGGTCTAAGCGAAGATACTACAGTTGATGATCTTGCTAAGGGCATGGAAGACTTTGCTCTATTTACTGCCGATGCAATTAGAGGCGTAGGCGTATTACTGGAAGCATTAAAGAGCATTCCAGCAGCAGTTAATTTGCCTGGTCTTAAGTTTGCTATGCAAGCAACTGGTTTAGGTATCTTAAGCAAGATTGGTGCGGCTGAAAGAAAGAAGCAAGAAGCGGCAGCTGCTCGCGCTATGAATGGGCTTGCTCACCTAGCCGAGTTAGAAGCTAGTTATGCCAACATCACTCTTAAAGCCACGAAGAAGATAACAGCAGAAGAATTAAAACAACTTAAAGCCAAGCAGTTAAAGGCAGCCATTGACAAGGCTAACCTAGCCCTTGGCAAGGGATCTAACGTCTTTGACATGGAGAAGATCCAGTTAGCAGCAGCTGAGAAAAGTGCAGCTGAGCAACTAGGTAAAGTCACTAGCCAAGCACAACTTCTACAGATTACTAATGACCTTGCTCGCCTAAGCATTAAGCAGTCTATTCTAGATCTTGAAGATGCTATTGCATCAAAAGATGTCAATGCCATAAATAATGCAACTAGTAAACTTAATGCAGACTTAAAGATACTTGGTGTGCTTACTCAGCAGGATCTACAATTAAGAGATATAAAGTCAATCCTTGATGCAATCGTTCCTAAGGATCTGATCAACTTGGCTAACCTTGATGCTGCTATTGCTATGTTAAGAATGATTAGCGGCGGCACAGCGACTAGCACCTCAGCAGTAGCAGGCACAGCAACTAGCTCTGGTACTCCTTCACTGCTTGATGCCCTTGCAGCAGGCAGTTTTGTTCCTGTTAGCGGTGGCGGTTATTCAACTTCAGCAGGCAACTACGCTTCTAGCGGTTTTCCCGGTGCAGATAAAAATGGTGGAGTCACAGTAGTAGTTAATGCTGGCACTATTGCCAATCCAGAAGAATTAACGACAATGATCCAGAATGCAGTTATTAGCCTCAATAAGCGCGGTGACTTGCTTACTACTGCTGGGGCATTATGACCAGACCAGTCATTAACGTAATTATTGACTTCTCTACTGGAGCAAGTTTTGGCTACCCATTTGTCCTAGGTACTTCAAGCCTAGATGGTGGAGATGTTCTATCAGATTCAGCCTCTAGCCTTGTTGTAGATGTATCTAACCTTTTAGATAGTGTTAATACTAATCGTGGGCGCAATATCTCCTCTGAGCAATTTCAGACAGGCACAGCTTCAGTCCGTCTGCTAGATCAGAATGGTGACTTCAACCCACAGAATACAGCCTCACCGTATTACACTTACCTAAACCCAATGCGTAAGATGACAATTACTGCAACCTACTCAGGAGTAACTTATCCAATCTTTGCAGGGTATATAACAGGCTATAACACTTCTACACCTAAGTTTAATGGCGATATTGTTTATACAACTATCACAGCGGTAGATGGTTTCCGCCTATTCCAGAATGCACAATTCTTTGGCGTTACTGGGGCTGTCGCAGGCGAAACTACAGGCGTTCGCATTGGCAAGATTCTAGACACTATCGGCTGGCCTGTTTCACTGCGAGACATTGACACCGGACTTACAACAGTCCAAGCAGATCCAGCAACCCAGAGAACAGCCCTTCAAGCTTTGCAGACTGTGGCTACAACTGAGTATGGCGCGATCTACATGGATCACTCAGGGCGCGTTGCTTTCCAAGATAGAAACTTAACTGTTTCATCCGTAGCAGCAACCCCAGTAGTGTTTAACGATGACGGCACAGCCATTGGCTACTTTGATGTCAAGTGGGTCTTTGACGATACACAGGTCTATAACCTTGCCACTGTTACTCGCACAGGTGGATCGGTTCAGACTGCCTCAGATGCAGCTTCTATCGCTAAGTTCTTTACTCATAGTTATAACCAATCTGGGCTGCTCATGCAGACAGATGCAGTAGCCCTAGATTATGCTCAAGCGTTTATCGCTTCACGCAAAGAAACAAGCACTCGAGTCGATGAACTCACTCTGGATCTACAGCAGGACGATTACACTGCTGGCACTATCGCTGGGCTAGATCTTGATTTTTTTGATCCAATCAGCGTGACCACTACACAGCCTAACAACACAACCTTATCCAAGACAGTGCAGGTATTTAATATATCTCACTCAATCACGCCTAACTCTTGGAAAACTAGGTTAGGCACAGCTGAGCCAATCATTGACGGGTTCATCTTGGATTCGGCATTATACGGTATTCTAGGCACTAGCGTTTTAAGTTACTAAGGAGAAACACATGGCAGCAGGACTAGGCTTTAAGACCTTTACCACAGGTGAGGTGTTAAGCGCAGGAGACACTAACGGCTATTTGATGCAAGGCATAAATGTCTTTGCCAATGCAACGGCAAGAGATGCCGCCATCACTTCTCCGCAGGAAGGGCAAGCCTGTTACCTAAAAGACACAGATGCTGTAATGACTTATTCAGGTTCAGCATGGGTGGCGGTCGGTGGTGCGACATCTTTTACTTCTAATACTAATTATGTCGGAACTGCTGAAACTACAAGCAGCACAACTTTTACTGGTTTGACAACAGCACAATCATTCTCATTAGTTACAGGAACTAAAGCATTAGTCATCATAGGTTGTATGAGTGAAAATAACAGTGCGGCTGCTTGTACGATTTATGCTGGTTTTGCCATTTCAGGTGCGACAACAAGAGCAGCAACCGAGGACACAGCATTGTCCATTAGATCGAATCAAAGCACAGTTTTTGGTGTTGCTGCTTCACAGGTCATTTTTGCTACTGGATTAACAGCTGGAACAAATACCTTTACTATGCAATTCAAGATGGGTGCTGGTGGTAATCCAGGGCGTTGGTTCAACCGATCTATTACAGTCATAAACATGGGGAGTTAAGATGATAACAACTGACAAGCAAATAAATCTTTTGCAATTAGATAATGAACTTGGTGGTCATGGTTTATGCATGAACGATAATGATCCAAACAAGAAAATTATTAGCACAGCCGATAATTCTCCAGTTTCAAAAGAGGAGTTAGAAGCGGCAATAGCTGCACATAAAGCAAAGCCAGTCGCTGAGCCTACTGTTGCCGAAAAACTAACAAGCGTTGGCTTGTCAATAGATGATCTAAAGGCTGCACTTGGACTGTGAAACCTCAATTAAGTAAAGCTGCGATCCAGTTACGAGAGCAGTTTGATGACTCATTCCCAGATCGTGACCGCACATCGGATGGCTGGATCGGTGATACCCGACACGCTGCTCGCAAGTCTGATCATAATCCAGATG